ATGCATTGTGAGTCTCTCCTGATTGCTTAGATATAGCCTAATCACGAGAAGCCAACAGGCATAGAGACAAAACCGTTTTTTGTTTGGAACAACGATTCAGGTAATAGCCCCAATGGCCAAGATCAATTGGAAAAAAGAACGCGGAACAAGTATGCGCCATGCAATGGAACTCTGTATCCGATACGCAAAAGACGCGCATAACTTATCCGTCGATCACATAGCAGACCTGATGGGAGAAGCGAGCCACTTCACCCTCTACAAATGGCTTGAATCAGGAAGAATGCCCGCTATCAAAATCCGACCGTTTGAACACGCCTGCCGCTGTGACTACGTCACCTATTACTTAGCCTGCAGTGCGAACAAACTTGTCATAAACATGCCGACAGGGCGTAAAGCAGAGCATAAAGAACTAAACGAACTCAGCATTTTTAGCCATACCGTTATCGCGCAGCTTATTAGCTTTTGGGAAGGAAAAGAAGAACAAGAAATTATCATCCAATCGATCACTCTCTTAATAGAAGATCTTGCCCATCAACGTGGCAACTTAGCCAAACAGCAGCAACCAGAACTCAATCTGGAGGCTCCAGAATGAAACACTGGTTTACCGCCACAGAACTCACAATCATCGAAGGCCTGCCCAGCACCGAGCGAGGCATAAACAAACTCGCTGAACGCGAAAGTTGGGAATCTCAAAAACGCACTTTTGGTAAGGGCTATGAATACCACATCAGCAACCTGCCAACCGATGCCCGCAAAGCATTAGAAGCGCATGCCGTTGAACAACTATTACCTAGCTTAGCAACAAACGACGTACCAGCCACAACCGATACTGCCCTCACTCAACGCCAGCGCGAAGCCACTGATGCACGCACTACGATTGTTCGCACGATTGAAAGCATGAACAAACAAGGCATCACTAAAGAAGCCGCTATGACGACTTTATTGTCACAAGCCGCCATGGGTGCGTTAGAAGATAGCAGCCCCGTGTTAGACAAAGCCTTACGTATGGCAAAAGACACACGCGGCAGAGGCGACAACCCTTACCCCAGCGTACGCACACTTAAACGTTGGTTATCGCCCACCACTAAAACACTCGCCCCTAAAGGCAAACGTGAGCTAGTGATACCTGACTGGGCCGCGACTTTTATGGCCTGCTATCAGCGACCTGAAAAGCCCAGTGTTGAACATGCTTACCGTGAGTTTGAAAAGCAGTGGCCCGATAACACGCCCAGTGTACATGCCGTTCGCCGCTTGCTTAAAAAGGTCGGTAACGTCAGCCGCGAACAAGGCCGTATGGGTGCGCGTGAGATCAAAAACCTCATGCCCTTTGTACGTCGTACTTTTGAGCAACTGGTACCGGCAGATATCTACACCGCCGATGGTCATACCTTTGATGCTGAAGTCTCTCACCCGCGCCACGGTCGCCCGTTTCGCCCTGAGATCACCACCTTTATTGATATCGCTTCGCGTAAAGCCGTTGGTTATTCCGTTGATTTAGCCGAGAGCGGTATTGCTGTATTGGATGCCTTAATCGATAGCTGCACCCACGCCGTACCCGCCATGCTGTATGTCGATAACGGCTCCGGTTATTGCAACGCCTTATTAAAAGACGAGGCGATTGGCGTACTGGCCCGTTTAGGCACCGATATTCGTCACTCACTGCCTTACAACTCTCAGGCTCGCGGCGTTATCGAGCGTGTCCATCAAACCCTTTGGATTGATGGTGCTAAATCCATTGCCGGATACATCGGTAAAGACATGGACCGCGAAGCCGCCCAGCTGCAACACAAGCTCAGCCGTAAAGCGATTAAAGAGAGTGGTAAAACCCACCTCTTAGGGTGGGAGAACTTTATCGACTTTTGTGAAGACCGCATGGACTTCTACAACACCAAACCACATGCCTCACTGCCCAAGATTACCGACACAGCCGGTAAACGCCGTCACATGTCACCCAACGAGAACTGGGCCATGCATCAAAGCAAAGGCTGGGAAGCGCACCTATTAACTCAAGACCAAGCCGCTGATGTGTTTCGCCCACGCGTTACCCGCAAAGTTCTGCGCGGTGAGATCCGTCTACTCAATAACCGCTACTTCAGCCGTGAGCTAGAAGAGTTTCATGGAGACAGCGTGCAAGTGGCCTTTGATTTTCGTGATGCACAGTACATCTGGGTATATGACCAAGAACAAGGCCGCTTGATCTGTAAAGCCGAGTGGAACGCCAATACCGCTCACTACATGCCGATGAGTTACATCATGCAGGCCCGTGAAAAACGCGCTGATGCACGCCTAAAACGCGTTGAAGTGAAGATCGACGAGATAGAAGCCGAACGTCGCGGCAGCTATGCCCTTGATCAAAACACACCCACGTTTATACCAGGCATAGGCAACGTTCACGACATACAAACGCGTATCAAAGCTAAGCAACAGCCCGAGGTTATCGAAATAGGAGTAAACGGCCTACGGATGCCAGAACAGATGACGCCAGACGAGCGCCTGCAAACCTATCAAGCCTATGAGAGCGGCACAACGGTACCGGAAGAACATCGGCGCTGGGTAACAACCTACCCGCGCTCGAAAGAATACAAATCGCTAACACAAAGATTCGCAGAATTTTGAGGGTCGGGGCTAAGCGCAGCAACGCCGCCCCGATGCTCACTCAAACGCTAGAGAAAGGAGCACTAAAAGTATGAACACACACGAATACATGGTCAATGGTATTGCCGACATCACTAACTTAGGTCTGTGCGATGTCGCGCTTGAACGGGCTATTTCACGCACCAGCAGTTTGCCTGGCATGGTCTGCATGTATGGCCCGTCCGGTTTTGGGAAGTCGGTATCGGCCACCCACGTTGCTAACCGCCGCCGTGCTTATTACGTTCAGGCCAAAAGCGTCTGGACTAAAAAGGCCACACTCAAAGCGATCCTTCTAGAGATGGGTGCCCGCCCATGCTCAACGATCCCCGACATGCTGGATCAAGCCGCCGAAGAACTGGCCAAGTCAGGCAGGCCTTTGATCATCGATGAGATGGATCACCTGGTCGACAAAAACTCAGTCGAACTGGTACGCGACCTATACGAAGCCAGCCAATCCGCCATCTTACTGATTGGCGAAGAGCAGCTGCCTAACAAGCTTAAAAAGTTTGAGCGCTTTCATGGACGGGTATTAGCGTGGGTGCCTGCGCAACCGGTCACTTTAGAAGATGCCTGCAAACTCACACCGCTGTATGCACCACATATCGAGATAGCGGAAGACCTGATCGCTCACATTGTGCAGCTATCGGGCGGCAGTGTTCGCCGTGTCGCCGTCAATATGGAGATGATCCAAGAAGAAGCCAACGCCACCGGCTGGTCGAGTGTTGATAAAGCGACGTGGGGCAAACGTGAACTCTATACCGGCGAAGCGCCGAAGCGTCGGATCTGAGGTCGCCATGACAGACATGACTCAACGAAAAGGACACCGCAAACCTGCCCAGCTAGAGATGATTGGCGGCAAGTCAGCGCGCCAACGGGTATGGGAAGAACTCCGCAAAACCCAAGGCAAGGAGTTTACTGCCCGCCCTCTCTCGCGGGATGCCAATGTGGATCTTGCCGCATTAAGGACGTATTTCAGTTGCCTGCAAGCCGGAGGCTATATCACTCACAAGAGCGGCGGATTGTTTGAGAAACGCATCTACATATTAGTGAAGGACACCGGTATAGAAGCGCCGCGTCTCAACCGCAAAGGCCAGCCAATACAGCAAGGCCAAGCAGCAGAATGCATGTGGCGAACACTGCGCATGCTAGGCCAGTTAGATGCAGCGCGACTAGTCGCACATGCCTCTGCAAGCGGCATCGATATCGCCCTTAAATATGCCAAAAGTTATCTGTATGCACTCAAGCGGGCGGGTTATCTCCACGTCATCAAGGTAGCGACCCGTAACAGCCTAGAAAGCTATTCGCTCAAACCCCTAATGAACACAGGCCCACGGCCACCCCAGGTGCAGAGCGTTAAAACCGTCTATGACCCTAATCTCAATAAAGTGATGTACGCCGAAGACCCACAGGAGCTGCTATGAAACCCATGACTCTAAAAGAAACCGTCAAAACTGACATCAGTAACTGGGGCACACAACCTCCCCACTTCATACAGCTGCTGGCCAATGCCGTATCCGAGAGCGACCGCACTCAAGTCGCGCATCGCTTAGGCATCTCACGCACCAGCGTTAGCTTGTTGTTGAGTAACAAATACACCAGCCCCTCAGTAGGGAAAATGAAAACCCGCGTGATGGATGTACTCGGTGCGATTCAATGCCCTGTGATGGGTGAGATCACCGCTGCACAGTGCCAAAAACACCGCAACGCGAAATTCACGCCGTCTAACCCGCAACGTGTGGCGCTGTATCGCGCCTGTCAAACCTGCCCGAACAACCTGAAATGTGGAGAAACAGCATGAGCACTTATTACGTTATCGACTTACAACGCACCGATATTAAAAAAGGCATCGTGGTGTTTCTGGCCCAAGACATGAAAACACGTACGCGCTTCTTAGAAGAGGCAGGCACCTTTATGGAAGAGTTTATTAATGAAAACTTAGAGCGCTTTGATAACGGCAGCACCACACGCGCCATGTTAACCAGCGCCATCAAATCTAGCAGCCGCACCATTGTGCCATTACATAATTTGGACGTAAGCACGCTGCTCCTCTCTCACAAAAATATGACTCAGAGGCAAGCTATATGAACCAGCAACTCAATATTCCAGCGGGTTACTTAAAAGATAACCTGGGCCGTTTAGTCCCTATTGAAAACGTGGAAGCGATTGACCTCGAACGCCATGAACTCGTGTTAGCGCTTGTCACCAAGGCCAAAGAGCTGCAGCAAGATATGCTCAAGTTCAAGCTTGATGCCTTTGGTGATGTCGCTGCCATGGTGGATTTATCGCTGGAACAGTACGGCGTAAAGGTAGGCGGTAAGAAAGGCAACGTTAGCCTGACCAGCTTTGATGGTAAATACAAAGTACAGCGCTCTATTGCTGAGCACATCACCTTTGATGAGCGCTTATTAGCGGCCAAAGCCTTGATAGATCAATGCATCCACCGCTGGACAGAAAACTCTGGCACCGAGATCAAAGCGTTAGTCGAGCAAGCCTTCCAAGTCGATAAACAAGGCAACCTCAGCACCACCCGTATTCTCGGCCTGCGTCGTATCAAGATCGATGACAAAGACTGGATAAAGGCTATGGAAGCCATTGCCGATTCTATCCAGATCACTGGCAGTAAATCCTATATACGCCTGTACGAACGGTGCGGTGATACCGATCAATTTAAACCTGTGTCGTTGGATCTGGCAGCGCTTTAGAGAATTAAATATGAAGAAAGGGTTGGGGGGCTGTTTCAGTAGCCCCCAACAAATTACGCGATAAAGTACCTCAAGAAAGGAAACGAACACTCAAAAGAGGTTCGACCATTATCAGTAATGGAAACTTCCATACCATTGGGGTATTTAACGCATACTGTTCTAGGTTTTTGTATTATTAATCTCATTATATGAGCTCCTTTATTTTATTAAAACAAACGAGGCGAACTGCCTCATCAAAGTGGACTTAAGAAAATCCACTTTGAGAAGGCAGCCGCACTAATAAACATCCCACTAGCTCCCATATAGTACCAGTAAGATTCTGCAAGTGAAGGGAAATTTTAAATAACTGGATGAGGATTAAATGCGCCGCGCCTTAAACAAAGGCGCGGACTTCTTATACCACCGGGCACGTTCCTTATGCTCACCGGTTGTCGCTCCAGGATCACCTTAAAGCTAGCCAAATTTTGCTTATATAAATATAGGAAAAATTCCTAAAAGGAACACTTTCGATGACTGTAAAACGCGACACCCCGCCAGCTAAAAACAACCGCAAGGCCATCACCGCCCGCATCCATATCGCAAAAAAAGAGTTGGGGCTGGATGACGAAACCTACCGCGCTATGCTCAGCCAAGTAACCAAACACAACAGCTGCGCCAACATGCATATTAGTGACCTGTATAGAGTCATGGAGCACTTAAAAAACCTGGGCTACAAACCCGCTGCGCGTAAGTTTGGTAAACGCCCTAACCCACCCAAAGATAAAGCAGCCCTCATGGGAAAAGTAGAAGCATTACTGGCAAATAGAAAACTGCACTGGAACTATGCGCATGCTATGGCGCAAAGGATGTTTAAAGTTGAAAAAGTAGATTGGCTAGATCGGGATCAGTTATGGAGGCTAGTAGCATCACTACAGAAACACGCACACAAAAGCCATTAAACAATGAAGTTGTGCACAGGATCAGTTCTATTTTTCGTCAGGAGCAGCCGGTTATTATATCAAAGATAGCTGATATACAAGCCATAATTTACCTAAGGTAACTAATTGGCATACTTTGGCTAAACAGTTGACTTGCTAGAGCATTATTTTATTAGAATAAATTCAAGTGTACCTAAAAATTTTTTTGGATAGTTAAACTCACTCTCTCCTCTAGCATCAGCAATGGAATCCCCCAATTTTCCATGAAATTCAATCTGATATAAACCAGCCTCGGTCACTTCCACAGCATACTGCAAATATTTCACCTGGCCTGCTAAAAGACTTGATGCACCAACAAAACCATATGCAGACTTCTCTTCATTTATTCCAGGAATCACTTTTACTTCAGTATGGATCCGATTTTTAAAATCGGATATCACACCATTTTTCATAACCACCTTTGCAACCCTAAGTGATTCCTTAGCTATGCCAATTTGGGCGTTCAAATTCCCTTTATTCTCAACTTCAATATAAACTATAATAAACCAAGCTTTGCGAGTTTCATCCTTCTTGACAGAATAATCCATAGATGTGATTATTATAGGCCTCTGAATTAACTCATTATTTAATTTCTGTAACTGCGCTTCAGCATTTTGAATTTCTAATCGAGCATCGAATATATAATATGTCCATAGCCCGCCTATGCAAAAATCCACGGTCATTACGATATTTCTTATCGTCTCTGAAATATTTTTTTTGTCTTCTAGTGTCATATAAAAACCATTCGCGCCGTAACCCTAACGCCATGCTCCCCAGTAAATAAGGAGTAAAGCTAGTAGTTTATGCATGTGGAGCACTTTAGTAGTGCTGACAATCTGCTCGACTTAAAAATGCACCAATGACACGCCCCATTGATACTTCCCTAGCAAAATACCAAACACACAAAGCAGTTTCAAGCTAGTATTTACAGATTATAATATCACCGCATACAAGTGTTGTGATAAGAGTAAAAGCTAATTGCTTTACATGCTGTCACGTTTAATTTATTTCAGGAGATATTCAATGAATAGCGACAACGAAGAAAAAAAAACTTGCTACAGAGCTTATTGCATTAGTCATGATTGGGAGGGAATGTCTCAGCATGAAGAGAAAGATGCAATAAAAGATTTAGAAAGCCATAAAAATGATCCTTCTAAGGGCCCTCATGAAAACACTGGAATTACATCGTACGAATGCTAATTCATATCCCTCAGCATAAAAGGGGACGGAGGTATTTAAAAATGTACAAGTGTTGGTTAAAAAACAATACCTCCGTCCTCATTATTTCTACAACAAGGGAATAATTTTGACATTTAATTTATATAAAAAGAAATCATCATGTCGTTTAAAGGCATAAGAATAAATGTTTAAATTAACAAGGAGTCTCTATGAGAGATATTCGAATATTCTTCGGCTACAACTTTTTGTTATTGCTGCTAACTCTAACAAGCTGCCAAGTCTATGCAGATATAAAAGCGGACATTTTTGCTAAAGCTCGTATTGAACTGCTTCAGAACAGAATTGATTCACTTAAGGAACAAATAAAGTGCAAAAACGATTACCCAGAAAATTATAAGCAGCAAACTAACTGCATGAAAAAGCTCGCCGATACTTATATGAATATTAAACTCCCTGCATCTTTAGGAGATAAATTGGCGAAGCTAATCAAGCCTGATGTGGGAAAAATTACAACCCAGTGTATAAATGAGTTAGGAGATGCAGCACTTCCAGCTGAAATTTCAAACTGCAAAGGAAAAACAGTTGGTAAATTTTTCCAAACAGTAGCTTTAATAAGATCTGGCACCGTCCCAGAATCATACTTTGATCCTGAATACTCGGAAAATGCAAATACAGATTTAACAAACCAGATGGGCGTTTTACAAAAACAGGTTGAATCCTTTCAAGAACGCCTTAGGCAGAAGGCCCTAGTCTTGTTCACGGACATGGAGTGTGAAGCTAGTGAACAAACGGATGCGTGGAAACGTAGGCCGGATTGCCAACATCGATATAACCTCGAAGCACCTGTAGGCTATCAATATTGCAAGTCAATCAGCGAGACAGGTAAAGGAAGCCGACCTAATAAAGACAATGCAGTAAAACTTACATGGGAATATATCTATTTTGACGATGTCGCTTTTAATGATGGTACGAAAAAAGTGAAAGGTCGATACGTCGTTACACATGCTACTGGTGGACCTTGGTATGACAAATATTCAGCTGTGTCGCGTGCCCAGGCGGTTATCCTTTTCACTAACATAAATTCTAGTAGATCTGGACTTATGAGTATCGGTTGTTATACCCCTCCTAAAGCAACCCTGCCTCTACCAGAAGCACCAACACCCGAGTCTTCTCCTTACATGGATATCAGCATGAATGTGAAGAATAATCCAGATGTTGCGCATACTGGAACTTTAACTATTAGTGCAGAAGGTGTTCCACCTTATTCTATCAATTATCTTGTAGAGGCATTAAGAGAGGATAAATGGCACGAAGTACTAAAAGGAAACATCAAACTTACTAAGCCCTCCAGCACAACTATACGTGATGTTTATTGGTATAAAGCAGAAGGATGGCGAGTAAAAAGGCTCTAAATTAAGATGCATGCACTGCACTTTGTGACGCTACATTCTAGCAATCTCACATAACAAGGCAAATCCACTTGGACTGCCAAAAGCCGCGCCGCTCGTTCCTCGCTTTGCAGCTTTTGGCATACAGTGATTTACGGCGTTAGCGAAAGGGGAATAATATGAAGAAAAAGCTAGATGCACTATCTCCAATTGGAGATCCCATAATTTTAGACAAGCATTACACTCAAGTAATAACCTATATGTACCCTGGCCCTCTACCTTGCACATCCGGAATACAGACAGGGTGTTCTGATATAGTTAATGCTGGAGATATATTAGGAATTGGTTCATTTTGCGATTATGCAGTAGTTTGTGCTGGATTAACTGTAACAATTTTCTATAACCGCTTTTTACTTGGAACTTAAATAAATTTTGGAGTTATAATGAAAAAAAATATTTTTATAGCAATACCATTTATCATGTTTACAGTTAGCGCCTCACTCTCCTATGCTGCATCACCTAGCCGAGGAATAGGTTCGCCAGTAGTTCCCGTTGATAAATCCACTGGTTCTCTTAAAAAAGGAAAACCTGCGGTAATTTTGAAGAAATTACCAGTATCAACAACTGTTCATTACGATAAGTTCGGGCAGGTAAAAAGCACAACTACAGAGTATAAATGGAAACCACAAATTCCAGAAAAAGGGAAACCTGCAATTATCCTGAAAAAATTACCTGTTAGTGAAACAGTAAAAAATGGAAAAGTAATAAAGAGAACGTACGAGCATCGCTAATGTGCCGTTTTTGTGTATTGGCTTCGCCAATTCTTACACAAAAACGTCCCACCATTTCACGCAGCTTACTTAGGCGTTAGTTGCTAATGGAGTAAGTTATGGAAACTAAAGATATATTAATGTTAATAATTGGAGCTTATGGTGCAATTTTATCAACATTTTTGCTTGTTAAGGGGTTATTAAGTAACCGTCCAAGTTTAACCTTTATACATGAATTTGGTTCAAATGAAGATGGGTTTTATATTGAAATTATAGCGACTAACTCTAGTGATAAGCCAATAGATTTAGTCTCATTAAGTTATTTTTTGGGAGCATCTAAAGCTGAGCGAGAAGTATTATCAGGACATACAGTTTCTCTTGAGCCTCAAAAAAGTCATAAATTTAGAGTTTCACTAAACAAAGAAGTTGAATTGACTTTATTGATTGAAGAGTTTCTCTTCAAAACGTCACAAGGCAAAGAATTACCGTATAAATTAAATCGTTCAATTTTTGAGGATTTAAGAATGTACATATTCCTGAGAGACACACCTGAAATATTTTTAGCACTTGAAAAGCTTAATAAACTTCATACTGAAATCGAAGTTCAATCAGAAAAAGGGCTGAAGGAAGCTGATAATCTCATTAAGCAATTCGAATCAATTGGAGAAAGCAACTAACGCGGCGTTGTGCCCTATTCGATATACCTATTAGAAAGACGCCACATATATAAAAATGAGAATATCTAAAAAGAACCAACTAAAACTGAAAACCACTGCACTGCTATTAGTGACATTGTTTTTAATGATAGTAGGGGCAGATTATGTCGCCGACTATTTTGGCGGCAGTGGTCATGTCCCTGAATGGGCTTACTACCTATCTATGATATCTTTTGCAATACCAGTCTCTTATGCCGCTAGTGCTTGTGTAAAAGCGTTTGACGATAATGATTGATAGTAGAGAATAATTCGAAGTCATAATTTTTCCGCTTTAGTTTCTAAACAAACAAAACCGCCAACAAATAATATTTTTTTCTAACGCGACGCCCCCTTACACTGAACAGCATCACTCGGGGGCTGTTCGTATGACAACTCAAATCGCTCAATTACAAAGCTTGCTGCCTGCTTCTATCCATGAAGTGGCAACAGTCATTGGCATGCCTGCGACATTGCGGCTGGTCGAGCGTTTTGGGGGTACTACCCTGCCACTCCCCACCGGTGCTAACCGAAATGGCCGCATTTATTTACGTGCGCTCGCTAAACAGATTGGCGATGATGATGCACAAAAACTAGCTCACCACTGTGCCGGTGAACCACTCTATATCCCCCGATGTGATGCCGCCTTACGACGCATCCGAGACTTAAGTATTTGTGATCAATTTGATGTCATTGTGCGTGAAGGAATAACAGCCAATAAGGCCGTCGTGAAGCTAGCTCTAGAATATAAACTTACAGATCGCTGGATATGGTCTATCCTTCAGAAAAAGGCATTACATTCTTTCAACCAACCCAGTTTAGAATTGGACCTCTTTTCTTAAATACCAGCATTTTGCACGGAGGCAATATGTTTAAAGTAATCACATCAGATGATCATACGCACCACTTCCGCTATAACCCTCAAAACCAAATGCTCAGCGTTAACCACAAAGCCAAGCAACGCAAAGGCGTACCCATCGATAAAATCCTCCACGGCCAACATCTACATTTAAGAGACACCATCTTCCCGTTCTGGGGTAATAACGAAGCAGGCGTTAGCACCGGCCCAGGCACAGAAGCTTATGCGGCTACCCAGCAACTTGGTGCTGAAGAAAGAAACATCGAAGCACGGCGCTTCTTAGGATTAAGTGCAGAGGATGAAACAGAGGTAATCGAGATCATGAACCAGTTTTTAACTGACGGCGTGTAAGGCGTTTTAAGGGCATGGATCAGTAAAGGCGGCTGTTGATACGTATTTAGTCTGGAAAGGATTTCTAACGCGGGTCTAACGGGGTAGGCTAATGTTTTTCATCAGATATCCATAATGCAAGGAAGTACATGAAGTATCATATCCCGGATGATTACGCTGTTTTTGAAGAGTATGGTTTTAATAACAACAACGATACCTTTAAACGAAAAGAAGTTGCAGATAGCCTTACTAGCATCATTAGTAATTCAGACGACTCGCTTGTTATTAGTTTGGATGCTCCGTGGGGCGAAGGAAAAACAGCCTTTCTTCATATGTGGCAGAAAACATTAAAAGACCAACATATTCCAGTAATCTATTTTGATGCTTTCAAAAATGATCATCATCAAGACCCATTCCCACCACTTTCAAGCGCTATATATGAACTTGCAAAAGAAAACCAACTATCAGGTGATGAAACTGCGAAGGCTTTCGCAGAAGGTGTTGGTAAGTTTCTAAAATCAGGAGTGATAGTTGGTTCTAAAGCTCTGACTAGAATGGCTGCTCACCAACTATTTGGCGAGCCAGGGTTTGAAGGCATCGCAGAAGGTTTGTCTGATGACATATCAAATGAAATTGTGATTGGTGAAAAGTTCCTCAATTCCTATACAAACCAAGAAGCTACTATGCAAGCTTTTAATAAGTCACTGACAGTACTTGCTCGAGATCTATTAGATGAAAGCACAGTAGAAGGAGCTCCTACAGCTTCAAAAAACATTATTTTCATTATTGATGAACTAGACCGCTGCAGACCAGATTATGCTCTCGCTCTTATTGAATTAATAAAGCATGTATTTTCTGCACAAGGGGTTTGTTTTGTATTGTCCATGAATAAACCCCAACTAGCTGAGTCTTTGAAGGTGATTTATGGAGCAGGTTTTGACTCACTTACGTACTTAGATAAATTTATTCACATAACTACATCTCTACCGAAAGTCGGTGCTGATCAAGAAAAGCAGATATTTGTAGTTGATTACATAACCAATGCAGCTGCCAGCGCAGGCATAGAGCTCTACACTAACGATATAGATTTATTTAGACACTATTTCCATGCTTTAAACCTACCGTTAAGAGTAATGAACAAGTCAATAATCAATTTCGGAATATATAACACGGTCAAAAAACACGAAATACTAAGGCATCCATCCGTTATTAAGATAACAATTGGCCTGTGTGTGCTGAAAGCTTATAAGCCAGATGTCTTTGAATACCTTAGTAATTTGCCTTTAACAAAAGAGTCTTCTGCATATGAGTTTTGCAAAGATAAACTTCCTCACTCTTTCTTTAGTGACAAAGCAGGGAAAGATTGGCAACAAATTCTTAATGGGCCAAATAAACCCAGCCCATTAAGCCCTGATGGAAAAAGTAGAGCCGCATCATGGAGCAACTTGAACCCAGAGTGGTCGAGCTATAACAAAATGATTTATGACATATGCAGACCACTTAAATACTTTAATGTAGCCTAACCCCCTTGCTCCTTAACGTCACCCCTGCTCTTTTACAAGACTGCAGAAAATATTTTTCAGAGAAACTTACATCTGATAAAAACCTAAGGGGCTTAAAATGCACATCATATTTTTTTTTGAGAAAAAAGATGCCTGAAGATAACAATATAAATCATTTAGATAACCCTCTAAGTGCTTGGAAGTTTCTGAAATCACCTAGTAGCTATAAATTTTTCAACTTGGGAAAAAGTATACTAGCATCGTGGGTAGGACTAATTACGGTTGTCACTTTAGTTATTTCCGCAATATTCACGATTACTGTTATACAATCAGTTTCATTAACAAGTGGTCACGTATCTACAATTGGAGATTTTATTTCTGGAATAGCAGGTGCTCTAGCATTTCTTTGGCTTGTTCACGGCTATCGAATGCAAAGAGTAGAGCTGCAACTACAAAGAAAAGAATTAGAATTACAGAGACACGCTCTAAACAACCAAGTAACTGAATTAAAGCAAATGTCTAAATTTGCCTCTTATGAACAAATAAACAATTTACTTATAGATGCTAAAAAAGATATTCCTCTCGACACAGACATACATACTTCATTATCCGAATTGAAACGCATTCTCGCAAGTGAGCCTGTTAAACAGCAATTAGAGGCACAGTCTATCTTTGGACTTCCATATGAAAAGTTCGACGCCCAATATATTGACCAGCTCAATACAGATGTCTTTGAAAAATACGTACCGTTAGAAAAGTACTTTTCAAAGCTGAAAATGGCTATATCTGTATGTGTCTCTGCTGAACAAATTGATGATAACTCTAATTCAAATAATGATCTAAACAATGACGTTCTTCCCGTTATCAATAAGCACCCGTTTCTCAAAGAGTACTCAAATAGCTATTCAGAGTGGTTATCATTCGAACGTGAGTACACAGGCTTGTTGTCTGCAGTTAAGCTGGTTAGTTCATGTTCTACTTTTTTAGGTGATAGGCCTTATTGGAATGAAAAACAGATCGCCGAAATGGAAAATAAAATCAGCACTCTAGTCCCGTTGATAGCGGAAGCTCGCTTACCAAGTCCCGAAATCATTTCTGTAGCTATAGAAGCTATTAAAAAACCTGAATAATCACCCACTGAACCCCTTCCTCTAATCCCTTGCCGCTAGATTCAATAATCTGGCGGCATGAAGACATCAAACCCTTACCCTCTTGCCATACTAAACACCACAGCCGAACCGGTTGCGGTGCTTTCGCTCGACTTAAACGCCGATGCTAATGGCTGGCAGCAGCTGTTACCCGCTGGGCTCTTTCGTGCTGTAGACGGTCGCCCATTTGATGTACCAGGTAACCATTGGTTTATTGATGCAGATGTAGCCGCCCACCTTATCGCGCTAGCTAACCAACGCACTAACGACCTCGTCATTGACTATGAACACCAGACTCTTAAAGCAGAAGAGAACGGCGAACCTGCGCCCGCTTCTGGCTGGTTTAAAGCAATGGAATGGCGCGAAGGTTCCGGCTTGTGGATAAAGCCCAAGTGGACACCTCGCGCTACCGATTTCATAAAAAACGGCGAGTACAAATTCCTCTCTGCCGTTTTCCCTTACGACGCTACCACCGGACGCCCATTGCGGCTGCATTCGGCTGCGCTAGTTAATCGCCCTGGCATTGATGGCATGCAAGCCGTTGAAGCGCTGGCGGCGCTTTCCCTCACTTCTACACCTAAACCCACTATTACAACGGAGCATTCTATGGATGAGCTATTAAAAGCAATGCTGGCACAGCTAGGCATTGTTGTTGAAGACGGCAAAGAACCCGATAACGCCGCTGTACTGGCTGCGCTCAGCGAACTGCAAACAAAAGCAGGTACCGCTGGCACGTTAGCTACCGAAGTTGCAGCCCTTAAAGCTAACGATAATGGCGGTTCGGTAGACCCAGCCAAGTATGTACCGGTCGAGGCGGTACACCAGTTACATGCACAAATTGCGGTGCTATCGGCTGAAGGCGCGTCCACTCAGCTGGATCAGGTTATCGATAAAGCTAAACAGGAAGGCCGACTCGTTCCGGCGATGGAGGCTTGGGCGCGAGATCTGGGTAAGCAGGATCTGGCAGCTCTGCAATCCTTCCTGGATAAATCACAACCCATTGCAGCGCTGGCGGCGATGCAAACCACCGGCAAAAAACCGGATGCAGACAACACCGACCCGCTCGCCACCCTCAGCGAAGATGAAAAATCTGTATGCCTCGCGACAGGTGTTTCAGAAGCGGACTACCTGAAAACCAAAAAAGGTAATGCGTAATGGCTGCTTTAAATAAGAACAGAACGACCCGCCGCCGCGAGACCCATTTAAACAATGATCCCGTGGCCGGTGGTGTTCAAATTTTCTCAGGGGCGTTGCTCGTTTTGAATACCAGCGGCTTTGTTGAGCCTGGCACAACGGGCACAGGATTACGGGTTCGCGGGGTTGCTCAATATCCATCGGATAACCGAAACGGTATTGATGGTGCGGGTTTGATTGAAAGCATTCGCGGTGCCCATTTGTTCAAAAACAGCGGTGATATCACGCGGGCTGATATCGGCTCCTCTGCTCACATTGTGGATGACCAAACCGTATCAGCCAACGCGACCGGTAAGTCTCTGGCAGGTCGCATTGATGATGTAAGTGCAGACGGTGTCTGGGTGTTCATCGAGTAACCGTTCGATAAGCCTTTTAAATAAATTCAGGAGAACCTAATGGACGTTAATGCTCAAAACCTCAGCATCTTAAACACGGCTGTAAACACCGCATTCAATAAAGCATTCAGCGGTGCAGAGTCGATGTATAAGAATATCTGCACGATTGTTCCTTCAAAAACATCAGCAAATACATACACATGGCTAGGTAACTCAAGCCAGATTCAAGAGTGGATCGGGCCGCGTGTTATCAACCGCCTTAAAAACCATGACTTCACCATCAGAAACCGTAAGTTCGAAAAGACCGAAGCCATCCCCAAGGATGCTATCGATGATGACGAGTATGGCACCTACATGCCGCTCTTCGAACAGATGGCCGTTAACGCCAAAGAGTTTCCTGATCTGTTGGCATTCCCTTTATTGAAAAACGGATTTACTGAGCTGTGTTACGACGGCCAACCTTACTTTGATGGCGACCACCCTGTCGGTAATGACGGTGAAGAAGTCTCGGTCTCTAACATGCAGGCAGGTTCTGGTGAGCCTTGGTTCCTGATGTGTACCAAGCGTCCTTTAAAGCCATTGATTTGGCAGGAACGCCGTCAATTTAACATCAGCTTTAAAACTGATCCTAAAACGTCAGATCACGTCTTTATGAATGACGAGTTTATCTGGGGTGTTGATGGTCGTTGCAATGTTGGTTTTGGTCTTTGGCAGCTAGCGTTTGGCTCTAAGGCAGAACTGAATGCAGACAACTACGAAGCCGCAGATGCCGCCATGATGTCGTTCAAAAATGATGCAGGTTCGCCACTGGGGATCGTTCCCAACCTGATGGTAACGGGTCCTAAGAATAAGGCCAAAGCCAAGAACCTCTTAAAAGTTATGAACACAGCTAATGGTGCAAGCAACCCCAACTACGAAAGTGTAGAGCTGCTCATCGTTCCTTGGTTGGCATAAGCCGCGCACCCTTTATGTAGGCGGGGCTTAGCCCTGCCTCCTGTTACTCAGGAGAGATAATGAAATGCCTAAGAATACTCATGCTAGTCACATCCGTATTATCGCCGCTGTGCAAGGCTTTCGCCGTGCCGGTATTGCGCATCCGGCAGAGCCAACCACTTACCCCGTATCTGACTTTTCCAAAGGACAACTGGAGCAGCTTCAAAGCGAGCCGCGCCTGGTCGTGGAGTTTGTCGAAGCGCCTGAAGCAGATCAGGCAGACAACGAGGAAGGGTCCGTGGGGCCGGACGGTATGGGTGCAAAGCTAGAAGACATGACCGTGGCACAACTCAAAGAGATTGCTGCTGCCGGTGAGATTGCAGGTTTTTCCAGCATGAAAAAAGACGCGTTGATTGAAGCGATCAGACTAAAACGCGATTGGATGGGGCAGTAACCGATGTACGCCGTTAAAACAGACATGCTGACCCGCTTCGGTGAGGAGGAGCTGATCCTCCTTACCGATCACGATGCCGACGCGGGTGTGATTAATGATGCCATGTTAAATCAAGCATTGGCTGATGCCAGTGCCGAGATCGATGGCTACTTAGGCGGACGCTATACCCTGCCCTTGCCCAACATACCGGCAGTGTTAGTGCGTATTAGCTGTGATATTACCCGCTATTTACTGCATGACGAACATGCGCCTGATCGCATTAAAGAGCGCTACGACGGTGCAGTGAGTTTTCTTAATAAGCTAGGTAACGGCTCAATTAGCTTAGGCATGCCCGATGAAGGCGACGCCAGCCCTAGCAATAACACCGCACAAATCAGCAGTGCTGGCAGTGTGTTTGGTCGTGAGTCGAGCAAGGACTTCATCTGATGTACTTGCTAACGGATAACTACCTCATTGCAGAAGATCACCTGGTGCAACGCCTCGCTACTATCGAGGGCTTGCGCAAGGTGTATCGCAGTTGTGATCTGGCCGAGATGAAAGAACGCGGACAAGTCACGCCTGCAGCCCATGTGATCTATGCCGGTGATGCTGTGCCAAATACCGCGCAAGGCGGTGTTTCGGCACACGTCACTCAAACATGGATGGTGGTCATTACCGTTAGTTTACGAGACCAAAGCAAAGCGGGGCCGCTCATGGCTTCCGTGCTGAGCGAGATGGCTGGCCTACATGGTGATCTGGGCAACTTTGTGCGGGTCAACGCCCCCTCTCGCCCAGGCTTCTCAAATGGCTTTGGCTATTACCCGATTGCCTATCAAATCAAATTCAAAACCAAAGGAGCCCTCAAATGAGCGGACTACTCTTAGCAGGCGATGTGTATTTTGATCGCTTTGATGCCACCGGAAACTCAACAGGATTAGTCGGGCCGTTGAATGCCACACAGCTGCAGATCAACACCCCGTCTGAATCCAAAGATCGCTCCTCTAAAAAGAAACTCTCGTACGGCCAAGCCTTAGACAGTGTCACCATTGCTCAGCCAAGCGAGTTAGCGATCGCGTTTGATGATCAACCCGCTGAGATGCTGGCCATGGCCTTACTGGGTGAGACTGATACGATTAATCAGGGTGCAGGAAACGTAGCCGATGCGGTTGTCAGCGTATTAGCTAAAGGCCGCTGGACAAAGTTAGTGCATAGTAATCTGGCCGAAGCAGGTATCAGTGCAAAGCTGGCCTCAGATGATAGCCCCGTCAGTGCAGCCGCTTATGAGATTAACTATGCCGCTGGTTTAATCCGCGCTGTGGCCGGAGGTGTATTAGAAGCAGGCGTTGATATCAAGCTCACCTACGATCACGCAGCCATTGCAGGCTCTCGTATTAACGGCGGTATTCGTCCCACCATTCGTGCCCGTATCTTCCTGGACGGTATCAACTTAGCCACCGGCTTACCCGTTAAGTGCGACATTCCCGAAGTCTCGCTGGCACCCACCGCCGCAGTCGATTTGATGGCCAGCGAGTACGTCACCACCACGCTCGGCGGCAAGGTTCTTCTGCGTAATGGTGAAACCGCCCCCTTCTATCTTGATCAAGAAGACTAATCCGCCATGGCTTTGCGCGAAACAGCACTCTCCATTGTTATTAGGGCGCGTGATCTATCCAGCAATGTGCTGGGTAGATTTCGGCGTGCGATAAACGGTACCGGCGAAGCGTCTGATACAGCGGGACAGCAAGTTGAGAAGTTAACCCGAAGAGTCATCGCCCTCGCTGGAACTTACCTGGGCATCAATGCGCTGAAAAAAGCCATTGGCGGCATAATTGGCACCGGCGCTCGGTTCGAGCAGCTCGAAACCCAGATCAATTCCATGATGGGGTCTATTGAAGCCGGTGAAGCAGCCACGGCTTGGATTAAAGACTTCGCTTCTAAAACCCCGACCGATCTTGCCGGTGTAACCGAAGGCTTTATTAAGCTGAAAGCTTTGGGTATCGATCCAATGAATGGCAGCTATCAAGCCATTATCGATCAAACCTCTAAGCTAGGTTTTACCCAGGAGAAAATGGAAGGCGTCATTCTTGCCGTAGGCCAGGCATGGACAAAACAGAAACTCCAGCAAGAAGAAGCAAACCAGCTGATCGAGCGTGGTGTACCGGTGTGGGATCTGCTCGCCAAAGCCACCGGTAAGAACACAGCCGAACTACAAAAGCTTAGCTCTGCAGGTAAGTTAGGTCGCAAAGAGATCAAGTTGTTCATTGATGAGATGGGCCGATCTTCTCAGGGCGCAGCTGCTGAACAGATGCGTACCTGGAACGGCTTAGTTAGTAATATTAAAGACTCTTGGACAAACTTCGTCGGTCAGATCGCCGATGCCGGTATCTTCGACTTTGCTAAAGATCAGCTTACAGAATTGACCGTACTGGCAGCAAAGATGGCCGCCGACGGTCGTTTAAAAGAGTACGCCCAGCAGATCTCTGATTATTTGGTGAAGGTAGCAACACGCACCAAAGACTTTGTTAATGATGCGGTAGCCAACTTCGATCTCATTGTGAGCGGTGCTGAAAAAACAGTGGCAGGATTCTCGCTGATATTTAACGGCTTTACCGCAGGCGTTAAAACTATCGCTGGGTCTGTGTCTTCTGCGATATCTGTGATCCTGAGTTCATTAGCCAGCGGCCTTGAAGCCGCACAGCTGGATGACGCTGCCGCGAACTTACGCATCAAAGCCGGTGCCATGGCGGCGGTGAGTGATGCATTTAAGAAAGAACTAGAGCAAGATTCAAAAGATATTAAAGCTGCCTGGGACACACTCAACAATCAAAGTTTTAACGGTGCAAAGCAGGCGGTAAAAAGCCTCTCTCAAACAGTCACTCAAGAAAAAACAAAACTGGTAAAGAGCTTTGAAGAGATTGCCAGCAAGGCAGACTCCAGCAGCGAGCAGATTCGTAATGCCTTTATTAACGGTATCCACACCGCTAAAACTGAATCAGACGTCAAAGCGCTGGCGAGTCATTTTAGTGAGCTAGGGGCCGAGGGTCGCGTCTCAGCCGATCATATTGTTCAAGGGTTAGATCTGGTCTCCGGTGCGTTAGATAAAATCGCCACGAAAGCAGAGAGTGCCAAAAGTGCCGTCAACGGTATTAGCACTTCAACTCAAGGCATTAAAGATCATCTCACGGCGCTGGATGAGGCCGCTGAAGCACAGGATAAGAAAGCCTCAACCACAAAGAAAGACTCTAAAACCATTGAAGACAACACCGACGCCACCGATAAAAACACCGAGTCAGTGCGCGCCAATCGTGGTGCCGCGCTAACCCTTGCAGGCCAAACCGGTGCGGCATGGGATGCGGCCAGTGAGCAGATGGGGGCAGCGTATGACCGGTTAACCGATGGCATGTCACACGCTGTGAGTAAGTTTGGTAGCTTGCCGCGTGCAGCGTTCTCCTATGTGAAAGACTTTGCGGATGCCTATTGGCGTGCTGAAAAAGCCGCTGTGAGTTTGCAAAAGTCCTATGACAACCAGCAAGCCTCACTTGAGCAACATCTCACCAGCCTGACAGAAGCCGATACCGTCACCGCTGCCATGGTGGCCAATGCCGAACGTGCCGTTAATTCCTATGACTTATTGGGTGATCAGCAGCTCAGCCCGTTACGTAATGCTATCTCAGCCATTAAGTCAGATATGGAAGCTTGACCGACTCATTAGAGAACACCGTTGGCAGCTTGCAGGATGAGCTGGATCGCCTTAATGGGGATGCCGTTGCCATTGAAGACCGCGCTTATCAGAAGAAACGTGACGCCCTGGAAGAGCAAGCCGACCTAGCCGCTAAACAAAACAATAGTGATGCCAGCGGTGAAGCCCGCGAGGCGTTACGCCTGTTAGAAAAAACCTACCAGATCAAACGTAGCCAGGCACAAGAGCAGCAAACACAAAACCAGCAGACACCTAACGCCCAAGGATTACCCAGCAAAACGGTACGTGTTGAGTTTCAAAACGCTACCGGTGGCAGCTATACCGGTGACTTTGATAATGACGGTGCAGCGCAACTTTTGGCACAACTTGAAGGCGCGAGATTTGTATCCTCATGAATACCTTAGATGCGATTACCTTACCTGATGATCTGGTCTGGCCCGACGAGCTGGAATGGTCGCCAGTAGAGCAAACAATCGACTACGCCACAGGCGGGATGTTGATTATCCAGGAAGGTGTTAAACAAGCCGGACGCCCTATTAATTTGAGCGGGTTAATCACGCGCAGCGTGCTGCTCAATCTGCGCACACTGGCCGCTACACCGGCAGAACATACACTCACATTCAATGGCCAGATCTACACCGTGCGCTTTCGTTATGCCGACGGCGCTATTGCCGCCCGTGAGCTGGTTGGTTATGCCGATCCAGACGACCACGACTACTACGAAACAACTTTACGCTTTATTGAGGTTTAACGATGACCATTACCCGCGCCGATATTCACTTATTCAAAGCCCAGGACAACACCGACAATGATAACGGCGGCGGATCGATGACCGGCGTTGAAGTGGTCGATGGTGAGATTAACAACCTCTTTCCTGATATATCGCGTCTAGACACCGTTAATGGCGATGTGTCCATGCGCAAGCTGTTTCCTTCTGTGACGACTGACAACACCGATATCTACTATGGCGCGCATAGTATCGTTCGCAAAAACCCCGATGATCCCCGCGTCTCAGTGATACTGACCCATACAGACGATCCGCACGATACGCGCATCGAGGCGCAGCAACGTGTTGAGTCTTATATGTCACTCTCGTATGAAGCCATTTTTTACCTATACGGCAACCATATTCAGGGCATGAAAGCCCTCACATTTTTATCACGCCCTGAGAATGATTCGCCGGAAATTGGCGAGGTGTACGTGCTAACCAATGGCACCCACACGCAATACGTGCGCGTGCAAGCCGTGGATGATACCGAAGTATTGTTGAGCTTTTCTAACGGGGGAAGCTTTACCGATTACAAACGAAAGCTATCAATAGTCACCATCACGCAAGCGTTAGAGCATGACTTTGAAGGCTCTGCGTTTAGCCCTGCCGGTAATCTCTCCGATGTGCATACGTATCATACGGCCATCGCCAACGCGACCAAGTTCTATGGCACCAAAACTCTCGCTGAAGACTTCACCACCAGTCAAACAGCCTTGGTGGTTGATTCGATACATCAGCAGCTGGTGCCTTCAACGTTGCAGCAAACGCCGATGGTGAATAAGCCAGGCACGCCTGATTTAAATGTGTTGATCACAACGACAGACCTCAACAACTTCTCTAATATTTTGCCTAGCTATGCCAATAGATTCACAGTGCCTGTTCAAAATGTATATTTCGGCGCATCGAATAACTATGAGGATACATTAGAGACGGGCATGCCTATTGAGCCAGGTTCTCTGTCTACTCTATTTGGGGCTGTTGATGATGGCTCGGGCGTGTTGGTTGGAACCTCTTATGGATTCACGGCGCGTATAGACTATCTAACAGGGACTATTTATGGCAAGACAACAACATCAGTGGGTACGGCGGTAACACTGTATTTTAAGCCTGCAACGCTTGTCACGGTGCCCGCTAAGTTCACCTCGTTTATCGACATTACCACGCTTAATAACAGCCTGGTATTTGTTAAAAATATCTCGCCGCCTCCCTCGCCAGCCTCTCTACGTATCGATTATCGAAGTGGCGGTAAATGGTATCGCATTGAGTCGAGTGGCTTGCTGGCATTAGGGGATGATCCCAGTATTGGCATAGGTGCTATTGCTTACAATGGCGATGGAACAGCCACCGTGTCAGTCACGCTAGGTGCTGAGCCCGATGTAGGTTCAAAGCTTATCTATACCTGGGCGTCTGCATGGGGATATAAGAGCATCACCGGAACATATGACGCTAACAGCCGTTATGAAATCCAGCTCCCGCCCGCTGCTGAAAACATCAATAAAATCATGGTCAGGTTTACCGTAACTAACGGGTTTTCGACTACGACCCTTTGGGATGGTGTTTCATTTAACACAACGGTTGGTTCAGGATCGATCACGGCAACATTTGATAGCACGACCAACAAAATACTCATTGATAAGTTTATCTATGCGGGCACAGAAGTTGTGCCGCAATCTTTTTATTATGACTACGATGTTGATGCGGGCGCAGGATCAGAGTTCACGCCGCAAACCACCACGAACGTGCCTGATGGGGCTGGCGTTGTAACTGTCACGCTAGGGGCTTCAGTGACCGGTGGTGATTTTTATATCAGCTATCCATTAGTCATGGAGTACTTCGGCGTTAGCACCACCTTTACGGTAATGGTTAACCAGGCGGGGCAGATATTCTCACTGTCGTTAAGCGGTGGTGAGTATGTCAGTTTACTGTCTGTCTTCAATACACAAACGCCAACCCTCACCAATTTCACCGTCAATGCAGGCGCAGGCACCGTGGTGTTTCATCCTTCCGATGGCTTGTCCGGCCTTATTAAAACCTACAGCGTCACAACGCCGGTCTACACAGCCCCCGAATCCGTATCACGCGACGGGAACAATAAACTCAATATTATGGGCGCTTAATCATGCCGACCACGTATGTAACCAAACAAGTATCAAAACTGGTGGCTGAGAATATCGCGCTGGCTGCCCCCAACTTCACCTTTGGCGCTTCTCATGGCGCGGGAACGCTAGGACCTAGCGGGGTTAACTTGGTGAGTGCTACATCAAATAGCTCACTGGATAAGCCAGATATTGTCCTGCATGTGCCTAAAAATATCGTAGGTGAGCTAGCGTTTTTCTTCAATGTTGTCTCATACGTCACATTGGATGGCATTCTGTATAGCAACTTTAATCCGATCACCGGTATTGGTAAGGCGTGTGGTGCCTTTGATCGAGCAAACGGCATCATTAAAATAGCGGGAAGTGTCGCGGGCAGCTACGGCATGAGTCGAGATGATACCTTCAAAATCATCAGCATGACGGTGGATGAGTTCTCTAGCAGTAAACGCCCTGCAGGGCATATCTCCTTCAGAACATCGATTTCAAACGTGAACTCCAGCTCATTGCAGATACGCGGTAGCCGCTACCAGATCCAGCAAGTGGCCGATGTAGATGAAAGCGCCGTGCCTTTTAACACCGAAGACTTTACCGCTGAAACCGCTTTCACTGTCACCGTTGATGTGGCCACCAACATGCTTATTGGTGATGCCCAGGTCGATGGTGACTTTGATGGCGCTAACGGTACGGTGACGATATTCGGCCTGAATGGCTGGGTTATTGATCCTGATTCCATCCGCTACGATGCCGTATCTGAAGTGCGCATGCCGATGAATGCCGAGCTATTAGGGCTTAATCCTGTACGCCTACCCTCTACCGGAAAAGTCCCCGTCATCAATAACGGGGATACCTTAGTGATTTTTAACGAAGAGGATCAAGTCGTGGTGCCGGTAGCCGGTGCAACCGTGAGTTGTGGCCGTGTTGATGTGGCGCTAATGGAAGTGATCGATTCCCAAGGGCTGAGGCTGGATTACCACCAATACACGGTTGACCGTGACTTAGGTGAGCTGACCTTTGAGAGCCCACTATCGCTTGTGGATATATCGACCAACACTTTGATTGGCCCTTATAAGCTCGTTAACCGTATCGAAAATATGCGTCTCGCCAGCAACGTAGACATTACCGGCAACGTGTCAGTAACAGCACCGCCAGACCGCGACTTCCCTGCAGGCTCAAAAGTGGGCAGTGCGCTTTTGTGGGGTGATACCGGCGCACGAGTGTTTAATTTCTTCCACCAAGAGAGCTGGAATTCTGGTTCTCCGGTTTGGTCAGACACCCGTATTGGTGATGACACTACAGCCAAATATGACGCCATCAATAATCCCTTTGAGATCGTCAATAAAGGCTCAATGTCTGAGCGTTGGACGATTCGTTTTATCAGCTCAATCAATATCCAAGTGATAGGCGAAAAGCTCGGTGTGGTGCTGGATAACCATTCAATCTCTATTACAGACAACGATATCTCACCGATCAACCCAGCCACCGGCACGCCTTATTTTATTATTCGCCAAGCGGGTTTTGGTGCGGGATGGGTCACTAATAATGTGATTCGATTTAATACCGACGGTGCTAGCCCAAATATGTGGGCGATACGCACAACACAACCAGGGGCAGCAACCGAAAGCAAAGACTCAATCGAGATTGAAGTGCGCGGAGATGCTAACTAATGCTACCAGGCGGTGATTTTAGTTATTTAATCAATAGTGCGGCTATGTCCGGCGCTCGCTCATATCCTGCTTGGGACTCAACCAATACGGCTCACGAATTTTGGGAAACAAACTTTGGCCCGATGATTAATACCGGCGCTTTTCGGTATGCAAAATCAACAGGTGCAGCCTCTACGGGTGTTTGGGCTCAAGACATCAACACGTTTAATGTGGGCTGGGAACTTGAAGTCCATTGCTCTAACGGTACTTGGTCTAACGATAAGTGCGATTTTGATATTGAGTTTTTAGATAACAGCAATAACGTTATCGCCGCACTTAGAGGCCGCGCAGATGGAAACTACCGCCACGGTTTATGGTATGGGCCAAGCCTCGCCTCACTCACCAAAGCATTGCAGTCGGGGTCATACCCAAGAACCAATGGCATTCTAACATTCAGTAATACGTCTATTATTTGGACGCACGACGCCGCAGACCCACACCAAAATCAAAGTTTTACGCTGGCAGGCGTTGATATGAGTTCGGTCGTTAGAATGCGGCTAACCAATATGCTGGCAACGTCAACCCATACGGGCGGTTCGGGCGGCAGTGCTAATGTCATATTTCAGATAGTTGGCGGGGCTGCTCAGTACAATTTATCGGGAACCGTCACCCAAAACGGTGTGCCTTTAGAAACCATAATCAATGTCTATGATGCGCAAACAGGCCTGCTGCTTAAAGTACTTAATTCAGATATCACAGGGCATTATCAACACACCGTTGCAAGCCAAGCGCCCGTTTACTTAACAGCCATAGCGCCGCCAGGTTATAGACCGCTTTCGCACGGCCCTATCGTGCCGAAAGCGAGGCCGTAATGAGTTATACCCCGCCGCTAGGTGATACGGTTGATTTTGAATTCAACCAAGACCCATCAATTGAGCCGACCTATCATGCATGGGTGCGCGGAACAGTGACCAAGTACAATGAGCCCATAGCATTAAAGGTGACTGCCTTCGCTGTTTTGGGCTCCCCAAAGATAGTGGGTGAAGCCACTACCGACCCATTAACGGGCACGTATGAAATCGATGTCGCGCCGCATATCGGTGAAGTGATGGTGGTTGCGGCGATGGACTATGGCGCGCAGTGGTCGCCTAATATGCTCATTCAACACGCGGGTAAGGTCATTCATCCGCCTGCACCTAACCGCTATATCTATGTCTCTTTAGTGCCTGGCGTATGCGGCAGCGCAGAACCTAATTGGCCAACAAGCGGCAACATCACGTCGGGGGATGTGATCTTCACGGCACAGCCATTGTTTGAGCCGTTGGCCGGTGGGTATTTGAAACCCACTATCGAGATGAAGTAGTGCCCTTACTTATTGCGGGGGCGGCTTCTTCCTGGAAGAAGGTTGATACAACGGTGAGCGATGGTATATCTGCAGGCTACGAAAAAGCCACGCCACAAGATAAAACCTCCTCAATGGAATGGGTAAAGCCAGTGCCAAAACAGGCGCTAAATGCCTTGGCATACAAACCTATTCCGAAAGTCGATACTGGTACAGCGTTAGTGTTTGGCTCGATTATCAAAGCCATTGATAGTCAAACGCTGCACCCTATTGCGGCTATCTATCCGACGGATAATACAGACGGGCTAGCTTACGGGGATGTTATCCACCCCAATGATTTACAGGCATTCACCCCGTTTTATGGCGCGCTACCGGCTAAAGATTGTTTGTGGTCGCATGACTATCACTCGGTTTATCGCTTTAAAACTAAGCCTCATCGGGTTGTTTATGAGTTCTATATCCCCTCGTTTAATTTGGGGTATGTGGGGGCGACAGCGAAGCTCTCATTTAACTTTAAAGATCCTGAAACCAAAGAGCCTCACTCGTTGCTCTCTCCGGTTGATGGGAGTGCGAGCGCTTCATGGGATAGCACCAGAAAAGTAGACGCTTATACAAACACCCAATACGGCCATTCACGCCATCGTGCCATTATTGCTGGCCCATATCGTACCGTCTTTTTAGTGCCAGAACCTGAGCCAGTAGACCCTGATCCAGATCCAACAGACCCGCCCGTATTAGAGAAGGTAGTCCATATTATGAACATTGTTAATTTAGTCTCGCTGCCAGATCTAACGCCTATCGCGTTTAGCCAGGCAACGCTCAGCCGCGATATCGACTCGTATGCCTGGACGCTTAATGCCAGTCTAATGAACCAGGCGAGTGTTGATCTTATCTCACCACGGGGCGGCATGATTAAAGAGATAAGGCTTACGATTAATGGCGATGTATGGGAGTTCTTTGTCTCTAAAATCAGCGAGACAGATCGCTTTGCGAATAAGACATGGACAGTGGCTGCCTACAGTAAAAGTAAGCTGCTCTCATCACCCTATAGCGTACAAAAGACACATACCGAAAGCAGTGGATCTACCGCCGCTCAGATAGCCACTAACGAGCTGTTTGGTAGCGGCTTTACACTCAACTGGAATGCGCCTGACTGGTCGATCCCTGCCAATGTATTCAGCTACAGCGCCAAAGCACCCATTGCCTCAGTGTTGAGCCTAACCAATGCCATTGGTGCGGTGATTGTCCCGCATCCTGCTAATAAAGAACTAACAGTAAAACCGCGCTTTACGCATTCGGCCTGGCACTGGGACAGCGCCACAGAAGACCGCACCATCCCTCGCGCACTGTTTAGCGAGATGTCAGAAGAGTATCAGCCACAAATCAAATACAACGCCGTGTACGTGGCCGGTCAAGAATACGGTGCATTGGCTAAGGTGAAACAACTGGGCACCGCAGGCGATAGCCTATTACCCGATATAGTGGATAACTTGCTCACGGATGCCATTGCCAACACCGAGCGAGGCCGAATAGAACTCTCTAAATCTGGTCATAAAGAAGTCTTCAGCGGGCGTATCTTCTACGACCAAGCGGCTGGTTTTGTGGATATAGGCGAGCTGGTAAAAATCGTTGCGGGCGACGGCACCAGCTGGAAAGGTGTCGCCACCGCTAACAGTATCGCTATCTCTAAAATGGGGGCCGTGGTGTACCAAAACCTAAGCATACTGAGGCACTACGAATGAACGTATTCTCACGATTCAAAGCCCTTATTGGTAGCGCCAACAACGAGCTGGTAAACATCACCGCCAACAATGGAGACGGTACCAGCACCGGCACAACCCTCGCCGGTAACACTGTAGTGGTGAAAGGTGAAGGTGTTAGTACTGGTAATAGAGCATTAGTGAGAGATGGTGAAATGGTTAGGCCGATGCCTAATCTGGTGGTAGTTGAGGTGGATGTTTAGAGCTGAAGTAGACAACGCCATCGAAACTAAGTGAATATAAAAATACAGTCACTTACTGGCGCTCTTTGATAAAGTGCTCTAAAGCTATACTGTATGCTTTTGACATAAATTCAAGTATTAAATCGGCACAATAAATACAGGCTTCTACATCTAAGAAAACAATACCATTCTCAATAGTAACTCCATCAACTTTTGAGGAAAATGACTCAATTACTCCCCTTTTACTAAAACCCTCTAAACATGAACTGTTGTGGATAATACAGTTTCTAACTTCAATAAGTCCTGAAAGCAATTGTCTGGATGAGTTGTCACAGATACCCGTAAAACCACACACCTTAGTAGAATACATAATGAAGCGCTCTAAGGCTGAACCTTTAAGCTCATTCCACTTTAAAGTCTGACCAGTTGATTCTTTAAGAATCTCGCAGTACACCTTAAATTGCTCATCTAAAGTAATCAGCAGTGAAACAATAAAACTTTTTCTGGTTATATCAGGAAAAACATCAGCGACAAGATCACTATCAGAAAAATTCATATCCTCGGTTTTGGCTAAAACGAGTTTGAGATCATGAATTACGCAATACAAATCTGCATCATTTCCATAGAAACTATCATATGGTGTCAAATTTAACTCCTTCGCAGCTCAACACTATGAACCTTAGGATTAATTGAGAGGAAGCGGGATAAAATGTTCGCTGGCTTACCTTAGTTGGGCAGTTAGTTTTCAATTACAACATACTGCTTTTAAATACATCAAATAACTGACAGTGATAATTCTGAAGTTTGTTCATTACTTCTTCCATTTCTCTTCTATTTTTTGTGTATTCAGGACTTTCATTCTCAAGTATTAAGCTTATCTCCGATAAATCTAACCACACAGAGGCCTCGCAATCGACGTCAAATAACCAGTCCGTTACAGCGTAATTAAAGTAGAAATCAGCCAATGCAAGGGACTCTTGAAGCTCCTCATATAGAATTAAATCAACAGATCTACTTGTATCTACGGCACGCAAAAACCTTTTGAGCACCATGTATATATGAAGTTTTTGAGAGTTACTCTCGCGCTTTTCTTTATTTGTGTTCAGTTTCCACTGCTGATATGCAATATAAGCTACCGATATCGCTATTACAGGACTAAGTAAAGCCGATAAAATATCTATAATTTGTTTAAATGTACTTAAAGATTCCAACTCAACTCCTTTTGAGAACTTGCTTCCAATTCAGCGGGTAATTGAAGCCCAACATAAACCGATCTGCTACAACTATTTCTTATACGCTGACTTGAGAATCTTCGATAGCCTTCAGTAAATCACTAGCAACAGCAATACGATCAAATGCAGACACAAAATCAAGCTCAATATCTCTGTGAGCACTCGAATTCCGATAAAAACTGAACGCTCCAGTTATGTAGTTTAAGAAGGCAAAGCGTTCAGATTTAGGTAACTTGTAATTTGTAAGAGCTCCTTCATCAGGATTAAACGCTTTTTTCAACAAACGCTCACCAAACATATCAACAGGAGCCCCGATCTTATTTCTAGTTGTTGTCTCAATAGCCTTAAAGGCTTGAATTACGGCACTCTCAAATTCACCAGCACTTAATAGTGAAAAGCACTTGTCCATAATAATCGGATGAATATAGCTCTTAGGCGTTAATGTATATTTTTCAATAACACGACGAAACTCACGCTCAGGAAATCTAAAACCGGTTTTAGTCGGGAAGTACTGCTCTTCTCCCTCATCATCGTAACCTCGTTGAAATTGCCTGATGTCGATATGAGCTGTAGGACTGGCCTTATACTTCACGCGAGTAAATTTTACTGGTCGGTAACTACCAGGGTTAGCCTCTCCAATCTCTTTTTGATATTCAATTTTTGATTCAATTTCTACTTTTGACATCAGAATCCTTTATTACGTATAGCGCTGTTATTACCTGCCAATTAAAGCCCAGCACAAAATACACTATAAATATTTTTAGAGTTTAATATGGGCTACAGCTCGTTGATATGCTAGATAAAATACGATATTAAACTGGACAAAAAATAACTATACATCGTCGCTGAATCACAAACATTGCGCTCAGACACAACTAATTAATTTTAGCTAATATAGACCACTGAACCCCTTCCTATAAGCCTATGAGCGTGCAGCTGATTAAATAGATTCTGCCGAATTTAATTAAACGAGCCGCACTGATGACCGATACCGTAACAAAACCCGCCAACGCCACCTATACACAATGGGCTGATGGTGCGACACATACCGATGTAACCATCCAAAACCGTGGCGATGAGGCCGTCGAGATTGTTATCACAGCAGCTCTAGCGAATGCATCAGATACTGGCTATTTGATCAATGCAGGTGATGAGCGCCAATTCAGCGGCTTTACCGGCATCATCTCAGGTCGCGCGCCCTTTGGTTCTCACTCTTCAATTGTCGTGCTGTTGAGGTCGTAATGCTGATAAAAGGCCACAGGGTTGGTGGATTACGTCAGAGAGGGCATTTGGTAGGGTTTGGCGGTGTTCCGATCACACCGGTTGAGCGCTATTTCACAGAAAACCTCGCTGCGGGAGGCATGTATAGCGCGATGTCTTCCTCTGTTCCAATACTAGGAGATTTTGAGTTAGAGTTCGATTTTTACCGATCATCTCCCACAGGTGGATCATTCATCTTCTCAAATTATGATACGGCTGCAGGCAAGTATGGCTTAAGTATTTACTCTACCGGAGACTATGGAGCCGGTGCTGGTACGCTGAAAGTATTCGGGGGTACCTCTCCGCTCATTAGCGGTTTGAGTAATAACAAATATTACAAAGTTGCATTCAAATATCTGGCGGCAACCGGAAAAATGACCACCTATTTAAATGGAGCGGTCTACAGCGGGCCGGTTAGCTCCACGCTACCGTCTGGCATGGGTACATCTGACGTGTCAGCGATTGCTAGAGCAGCACAGGGTTCCTTCTATTTCGCAGGCATAGTCGCTAATTTAAAACTATGGCTAAGCGCTAATAGAGACCCAAGTAGTCTTCGAATAGATATGCCTCTGAATGAATCAGCCGAAGAGCCGGTGTTTAAAAATAAAGCGGCAGTATTAGGGAGTGATCTATGGGTAAACCCAGCGCTTAACGGGTGGGTAGATAACGGTAATGGGTCATATACATTGGCAGGTGATGGCTCTTTCCAAAATCTATTAATACCAACGCCTACAGCGGGCTCTATTTACCTACTAAGCTTTGAAGTGGTTTCCATTGATGGCTCTATGAAAATTCAATCCTCCGGTAATATTTTTGGATTTAGTGCGGCTAAAAAATATAAGTTAGCTCTAACCGCCACGGCAAATCTAATTGGTTTTGCGAGGAATTTTGGAGCAGTCAACTGCACCATCAAAAACATATTGATAAAAGAAATACCTGCATCAACGCCTTACGCGACCCGTGTTAACCAAGCCGCTGATGACACTGAGTTGTATCAGCTAAACACAGTAGCAGTGCCATATCAGTGGGAATCAACAGAGTCGGCAAAAGTCATTCAAATCACGGGAACACCGTAATGAATAATAAAGCGAATCGTATCTGGTCTATTTATAAGACCTCACAACTATTTATTGAAGGCTCTGAAGCATGGAGACTCGCTCAGCAGTACCCCCACGCTGTTTGCCACGATACAACCAACACCGTTTTTATCACATCGTTGAGTAACGCGGTGAGCCCTTACGTCTTGCCTGAAGTAGACCTATCGGAAGAAGCGTTATCAATAGATCAGCAAGCCGTGTTGGCCGCTGTATGGCTTTATAGCCATACAGAAAACGCCATGCACCTCACAAAGCAACAGGCTATAAATCTATTCAGTCACCCCGCACACCGTCTATGGTGCGCTATATATGAGGAGGATCAACACGAACAGTTTGAGGCTGATTATCTGTATGTAGGAGCGTTCATTACTGCGATTGGCTCAGGAGTAACGTGGCCAGCGTTCACGCCCGAACTAACACCCGCAGGAGCACGACAATACATGCTGATGGGGTTGAGTCAGATTAATTGAAATGAAGTAAAACAAAGAGGAAGCGGTTCGATCTCCTTTACGAGAGTTGATCGAACCCCAATCCACAGTGAGTGAACACTGTGAACCAGCTAAGGCTCCCTCACCACGTCGACGCGGCGGGGGTAGCCTATCAAATCTAACGATAGGTTCACACATGTTAAAGGATATACGTTGTACTAAATGCTCAAAATTATTAGCAAAAGCTATTTTTTCTGAAATAGAAATCAAGTGCCCACGTTGTCGGCACATCGAGAGGGCCATGAGCCCCATCACTAAAGATGGAGTAATACATGGCAAAACCTCTCACACCCTGGATAGGCGGCAAACGCCGTCTGGCTAAACATATCCTACCGCTGTTCCCCGATCACCAATGCTACGTTGAGCCGTTCGCAGGAGCGGCGGCTCTCTTCTTTATGAAAGAGCCGTCAAAAGCAGAAATCATAAATGACATCAACGGCGATATGGTCAACCTCTATCGAGTGGTTCAGCATCATCTTGAGGAGCTGTATAAACAACTAAAATGGATGCTCTGTAGTCGTCAAAATTGGGATTGGTTGCAAGCTACTCCCGTTGAGACGCTAACGGATATACAGCGTGCGGCACGTTTCCTGTATCTACAAAAACAAGCTTTTGGAGGGAAGGTATCAGGGCAGACTTTCGGTACCTGCACGACGCGCCGCCCACGGTTCAATATATTCACCATGGAGCAAGACTTAGCTGATGCTCACTACCGCTTAGCGGGAGCAACAATAGAAAGCCTAGACTGGAAAGCCGTCATCAAGAAGTATGACCGCCCACACACGTTATTCTACTGTGACCCACCCTATTGGCAGACAGAAGGCTATGGAGTTGCTTTCCCCTTCGAGGAATACCAAACCATGGCAGAACTAGCCAAATCGATACAAGGAAACATGATAATCAGCATCAACAATCACCCCGACATAAGGGCTCTTTTTAACGGATTAAACCTAAAAGAAGTAGATCACAAATATACGGTAGGAGGGGGAGCAAAAGCAGTCGCTGTAAAAGAACTTATTTATACAAACTTCTAAATAAACTAGGCACTGATCGTGTGACAAAAAGTGCGCTAACGATTTTTATACGGACGCGTGAAACGCGTCCCAGCCCGAAGGGCGACTTTAAATGTTTTTGTTATGTGGTATACACCCCTCCTAAAAGACCGAAGGTAAAAACAACCCAGAAGAAGATGTATATATAGACTGTCCACTTCTTCTTAAGAATGTACTCGTTACTACCTACAACCATTGTTTCTAATACGTTCTTTATTTTCTGCTTGCTGTAAAAAGCATTAGCTAGGGAGACAATAAAAATAGTCACTATCCCCAACCCACTCAAAGTCATCATGAGCTCAAATATTGTCAT